CTTCAAAAAATTATATAACGCATCAGATGTCACTTCAAGAAATAAAAATGGCCAGACAAAATCTGGTTTATACTCTTTGTTTATCCCAATGGAATGGAACTACGAAGGATTTATTGATGAGTACGGATTTCCAGTATTTGATAATCCAAACGGGAATGTGCTCGACCCAGATGGTGAATTAATAGACTATGGAATTATAGAGCATTGGCAAAATGAAGTTGAGGGATTAAAATCTGATCACGATGCTTTAAACGAGTTTTATAGACAGTTTCCAAGAACTACGGAACACGCGTTTAGAGACGAGGCTTTAAATAGTATCTTCAACCTTGTTAAAATATATGAGCAAATAGATTATAATGAAGGAGTAGGAAATTCATCAATTATATCAACGGGTAATTTCCAATGGGTGAATGGTATAAAAGATACGCAAGTTATATTTTATCCAGATCCAAAAGGTAGATTTAAGGTGAGTTGGTTTCCACCGAGTCATATGCAGAATAAAATTATTCAAAAGAACGGAATTAAATACCCTGCAAATGAACACATGGGAGCTTTTGGTTGTGATAGTTACGATATATCAGGAACAGTAGATGGGAAGGGATCTAATGGAGCTTTACACGGACTAACAAAGTTCAGCATGGAAGATTGTCCACCTAACCATATATTTTTGGAATATGTAGCAAGACCACAGACGGCTGAGATATTCTTTGAAGATGTGTTGATGGCTTTAGTATTTTATGGGATGCCACTTCTTTGTGAGAACAACAAACCTAGATTGTTATATCATTTAAGAAGAAGAGGATATAGAGGTTACTCTATGAATAGACCGGATAAATTATGGAATAAATTATCTGTAACAGAAAAAGAAATAGGTGGAATACCTAACTCAAGTGAAGACATTAAGCAAGCGCACGCGGCCGCTATTGAGATGTATATACAAAGTCACGTAGGTCATTTAGGTGATGGAAATTATGGAAACATATATTTCAACGAAACGCTAAACGATTGGAGTAGATTTGATATAAATAAAAGAACTAAATTTGACGCTACGATTAGTTCTGGATTAGCGATTATGGCTTGTAATAGACATTTATATAGGCCAAACGCGAAGATTGAAAAACCAAAACTAAACATAAGTATTGCTAAATATTCTAATAAAGGTGATGCTTCAAAGATAATAAAGAATTAATATGAGACAATTTCCAAGTCAGGTTGTTAGCGATACAGAGAAAATAAGTTATGAGTATGGACTCAAGGTGGCGCAAGCTATTGAGGGTGAATGGTTTGATAAAGACAATAATTCTAATAGATATATTTATAACAAAAACAACTTTCACAACTTAAGACTTTATGCTCGCGGAGAGCAGTCAATTCAAAAATATAAAGACGAATTATCTATTAATGGTGATTTGTCTTATTTAAATTTAGACTGGAAACCCGTACCTATTATACCTAAATTCGTGGATATAGTTGTTAATGGTATTGCTGAAAGACTATATGACATTAAAGCATATTCTCAAGATCCATTCGGAGTGAGCAAAAGAACCCAATACATGGATCAAATCATGGAAGACATGAGAAGCAAAGAGCTTAAGAACTTTGTAAAAGAAGAATTTGGAATGGATCTATTTAGTGGACCACCAGAATTACTACCTGATTCCCAAGAAGAATTAGATTTACATATGCAATTAAATTATAAGCAAGCCGTTGAAATAGCGGAAGAACAAGCTTTAACTACTTTGTTAGAAGGTAATAAGTATGATCTTATAAAAAAACGATTTTATTACGATCTTACCGTTTTAGGTATAGGAGCGGTTAAAACATCCTTTAATACATCAGAGGGAGTTACGATTAACTATGTAAATCCATCTTGTTTAGTTTATTCTCATACGGATTCCCCTTACTTTGAAGATGTGTATTACGTAGGAGAAGTTAAATCAATCCCAGTAAACGAGTTAATAAAAGAATTTCCACATCTTACTCAAGAAGACTTAAAAGAAATAACAGATATAAATGGAGGTCACTCCTCTAGATACAGAACTATAGAGGAGAATGATAGTAATAGAATTAAAGTATTGTACTTTAACTATAAAACTTACATGAGTGAAGTTTATAAATTAAAACAAACGGCTAGCGGTGCAGAGAAAGCTATAGAAAAAGATGATTCTTTTAATCCAGAAGAGAGTGAGAACTTTAGTAGAGAAACTAGAAAAATAGAATGTTTATATGACGGGGCCTTAGTTTTAGGAACTAAAAAACTGCTAAAATGGGAGATGTCAAAAAATATGATGCGTCCTAAAAGTGATTTCACTAAAGTCAAAATGAATTACGCTATATGCGCTCCAAGAATGTACGAAGGCAGAATAGAATCTTTAGTAGGTAGAATTACTGGTTTTGCAGATATGATTCAATTAACACATCTCAAACTTCAACAAGTATTATCTAGAATGACGCCTGATGGAGTTTATTTAGATGCTGATGGTTTAGCAGAAGTAGATTTAGGAAATGGAACAACTTATAATCCACAAGAAGCATTAAATATGTTCTTTCAAACTGGATCCGTAATCGGGAGATCGTTTACTAGTGAAGGTGATATGAATCCTGGTAAAGTACCTATTCAAGAAATACAATCTGGAAGTGGTGGTCAAAAATTACAATCACTTATTGGTAATTACAATTATTATTTACAGATGATAAGAGATGTCACTGGTCTTAACGAAGCTAGAGATGGAAGTATGCCGGCAGAAAGATCATTAGTAGGAGTGCAGAAATTAGCAGCTGCTAACTCAAACACAGCGACAAGACATATCCTTCAGAGTGGCTTGTTTTTAACACAAGAAGTTTGCGAGCGTTTAACGCTCAGAATATCTGATATTATAGAATATTCACCAACTAGAGATGCTTTTATGCAGCAAATAGGAGGACACAACGTGGCTACTTTAGCTGAAGTATCAGAAATACATCTTTATGATTTTGGTATATTCTTGGAGTTACAACCTGATGAAGAAGAAAAAGCTATATTAGAACAGAATATTCAAGTGGCAATAGGACAGAAGAACATAGAACTTGAAGATGCTATTGATCTTAGGGAAATTAAAAATGTAAAACTAGCTAATCAATTATTAAAAATTAGAAGAAAGAAAAAAATAGCTAGAGATCAACAAATACAACAAGAGAACATGCAGGCTCAAGCTGATGCAAATATTAAGCAGCAAGAAGCATCTGCTAAATTCGAGGAAATGAAACAACAAACTATAGCAAACACAGCGATATCTATTGAACAAGCTAAATCAGACTTTGAAACAGACAGAATGTTTGCCGAAGCAGAGACTAAAAAACAACTGATGAAACTAGAATTCGATATGAATATGCAAATGAAGAAAATGGAACTTGAAGAGAGATCTAAACTAGAAAGAGAAAAAGAACGACATGCTGACACAAGAACGCGAATACAAACTGCTGCAAAAACAGATGGAGATAAGAATCAAGCTTTTGAATCTAAAGGTAACGATGTATTAGGGAAAGGTATAGATATGTCAAGATTCGGTCCTAGATAAACAAATTATTAATTATTATTATATTATATTATGGCAAAAAAGAAAAAAGAGAAAGTAGTTGAAGAAACTACTCAAGAAACAAAAGTCAACGAACCTAAGGGTGACGTTACAGAAGTACAAGAAAAAATGAAAATGAAACCTATAGTCGAAGAACAGACTGTAACTAAAGTTAATTTAGACGAATCATTAAAAACGGAAGAAAATACCGACACAGAGCAAGAAGTAGTTGAAGAGGTACTACCGGAACAAGATACTGCCCAAGACGAAGATGTACCTATCGTTGAGGAAATAACAAACGAAGAACAGGTTGAAGAAACAGTTGAAGAAGTTATAACTAAATCAATAGAAACCGGAGTTGAATTACCAGAAAACATTCAGAAATTAGTGAATTTTATGGATGAAACCGGTGGAGATTTAAACGACTATATAACACTCAATCAAGATTATTCAGAATTAGACAACCATACTCTATTAAAAGAATATTATAAAACTACTAAACCCCATTTATCAGAGGAGGAAATAGATTTCGTTATGGAAGATGAGTTTGCGTATGACGAAGATGTAGATGAAGATAAACAAATAAAAAGAAAAAAATTAGCAATGAAGGAGCAAGTTGCTCAAGCAAAGCTACACTTGGAAAGTGTAAAATCCAAATATTATGAAGATATCAAAATGGGTTCAAAACTCACAAGTGAGCAACAGAACGCAATTGAATTCTTCAATAAACACAACGAGGAATCAGAACGAAATCGTGTAATAGGCGAAAAACAATCTGAAGTCTTTAGAATGAAATCTGATCAAGTTTTTGGCGATAATTTCAAAGGTTTTGAATATAATGTCGGAGATAAAAGATTTAGATTCAATATAAAAGACAAGCAGAACGTTAGAGAAACTCAAGGCGATATTAATAACTTCATCAAAAAGTTTTTGACTGAAGATAATATGATAGATGACGCTAGAGGTTATCACAAAGGGCTTTTTACAGCTATGAATCCAGATCAAGTTGCTAACCATTTTTACGAACAAGGTAAAGCTGACGCGTTAAAAGACAGCATTGCTAAATCTAAAAATGTTAACATGGATCCTAGACAAGCACACGTCGAGAACGTGAATACCAGTGGTTTTAGCGCGAGAGTTCTAAACGACGATGGACCTGATTTTAAGTTCAAAATTAAAAACAAATAACAATTTAAAATTACAAAATTATGGCAATTACTGCAGGTAATAATTTGAATAGTGTTCCAGCTTCACAAAAGCAAACATTATCTTCAAATTATCTAGACCTTGCGTCAACCGCTAATCAAGGTTGGGCGCAACAATATTTACCAGATCTAATGGAGAAAGAAGCAGAGGTATTTGGTCCTAGGACTATATCTGGTTTTCTTTCACAAGTTGGAGCTGAAGAGGCTATGCAAGCTGATCAAGTTGTATGGTCTGAACAATCACGTCTACACTTATCTTACACGGGTACTATAGATTTAGATGGCGACACAAACGGTACGTTTTCTGTTGTTGCTGACATTGATGGAGACACAACAGTAGGTGGTACATCGGCTAGAGCTCACGGTATTAGAGTTAATGACATGGTGTTATTAGCTACCGCTGGTGTGGTTTCTAAATGTTTGGTAGTAGAAACTCCAGATAATAATGTTGTTTCACTTGAATCTTATAGTGAAGCTGTTTTAACTAGTCATTCTGAAACGGCTAGTGCAGCTACTTTATTAGTTATCGGCTCTGAGTACGGTAAAGGAGCGTCTTACGCTGATGAAACTGGTACATACAAAACTGATTCAAGAGGTGCTAACGAACCTACGTTCAAATCATTCCACAATAAACCAATTATCTTAAAAGATTACTACGAAGTATCAGGTTCTGATGTTTCTAGAATCGGTTGGGTTGAAGTTGCTTCTGAAGGAGGTGCTTCTGGATATATGTGGTACCTAAAGGCTGAGGCTGATACAAGAGCGCGTTTCAATGATTACTTAGAAATGAGTATGCTAGAAGCTGAAAAAACAGCTGCTGCATCTATCATTGGTTTTGGTGCTAATAGTCAAGTTAGAGGATCTGCTGACGCGGGTGCTAACGGCGCTGGTACTGAAGGTTTATTTGCTGCTATCGAAGATAGAGGTAATATTACTTCTGGTGTTACTGGTGTTAATGCTGCTACTGATTTAGCTGAATTCGACGCTATCTTAGCTGAGTTTGATAATCAAGGTGCTATTGAAGAAAACATGATGTTTGTTAATAGAGCTACGTCTCTAGCGGTGGATGACATGCTAGCTTCTATGAATTCTTATGGGGCTGGTGGTACTTCTTATGGGGTATTTAACAATTCTGAGGATATGGCATTAAACTTAGGTTTCTCTGGTTTCAGAAGAGGTTCTTATGACTTCTATAAATCTGACTTTAGATACTTAAATGACAAAGCTACTAGAGGTGGTATTAACTCTGCTGCTACTAGTCAAGCTATTCGTGGGGTTATGGTTCCCGCTGGTACATCTACTGTTTATGACCAACAATTAGGAAAGAATCTTAAGAGACCTTTCTTACATGTTCGTTATAGAGCTTCTCAAACTGATGACAGAAGAATGAAATCATGGGTTACTGGGTCGGTTGGCGCTGCTACATCTGCGCTTGATGCGATGCAAATCCACATGCTTTCTGAAAGATGTTTAGTTACACAAGGTGCTAACAATTTCATGTTAATGAAATAAGCATTTATTATATTAGAGAGGTTGGGGGTAATTCCCCAACCCCTTTATTTTTATTAATTTTATTATATATTATATTATGGCAAAAAAACAAGAAACAAAAGTAGAGGTAGAAGAACCTCAAATTGAAGAGACAGTTGTAGAAACTGCTCCGGTTGTAGAACAACCAAAAGTAAGAGAAAGAATAAAACCAAAAGATGAATGGGAAATAAAAGATAGATTATACACCTTGAAAGGTGGTAAAAAACCATTATCAAGATCAATTAAATCTGCAAATATTTATTATTTTGATAACGAAAAAGGTTATGAAAGAGAACTTAAGTATTGTCAAAATCAAAAAACACCATTTGTAGATGAAATGAAAGGTGATCAAAGATTAGAACACATTATATTTAGATCTGGTACTTTATTTGTAGAAAAAGAAAAAACGACTTTACAAAAACTATTAAGTTTATATCATCCACATAAAGATAGTATTTATGAAGAATATAAACCAGAAGGTCTTGCAGCTGATGAAATTGATGTGTTAAACATGCAAGTTGATGCCTTAGTTGCGGCTAGAAATATCGATATTGATATGGCTGAAGCTATCATGCGTGTTGAAAAAGGTTCTGAAGTATCTAAGTTGAGTTCTAAGGAACTTAAAAGAGATTTATTAGTATTTGCAAGGAATAATCCTAAATTGTTCTTAGAACTTGCGGATGATGAAAACGTAATGCTAAGAAACTTTGGTATCAAAGCTGTTGAAAATGGTATATTAAGATTGTCTTCAGATCAAAGAAACTTCCTATGGGGAAGTAATGGTAGAAAGATAATGACAATACCATTTGACGAGCATCCATATACGGCTTTAGCGCATTGGTTTAAAACCGATGAAGGTATGGAAATATTTTCAAATATAGAAAAAAGATTAAATAATTAATCAAACTGTAGAGCGGTCGCCCTACGGGGCGATCGTAAACTACAATAATTATATGAAATCAAATAAATCAAAAGGCTTAGGAGATTCAATAGAAAAAATTACAAAAATAACTGGAATAAGAACTTTGTTTAATCATATAAGCAAAAAAGGTTGTGGTTGTGACAAAAGAAAAAAAGCTTTAAATAAAGCTTTTCCTTATAAAAAATAAAAAAATATTATGATAAACGTAGATAGAATATATCAAAGAGTTCTAACTCTCGCAAATAAAGAGCAACGAGGATATATTACTCCTCAAGAATTTAACATTTTTGCTAATCAAGCTCAAATGGATATATTCGAACAATATTTCTACGATTTAAATCAATTTAGAAGAATGCCTGGTAATGATACTATGCACGCTGATATGGTGGATATATTAGAAGAAAAGATAAGTGCGTTTGAAGTAACAGATCAATTACAAGGACCGATTGGCGGAAATAGTACTGGTAACTTAAATACTTTAGATAGATTTTATAGATTATCTAATGTTAGAAGAAGAAATTTGATATTAGAAAGCGTTAATAGAAAAGATTATAGAATGTTCCCTAACAGTCCATTAGCAGCACCTACAGCCACGAGACCTATATACATGGTAGACACAGTAGACAATACTATTCAAGTTGCTGGTAGAAATTTTGGGAGTTTAGATATAGATTACATCCAATCACCTAGACCCGTAAATTGGACATATGTAGTTGTTGGAGAGAAAGCATTGTATAACGCAACGGCTAATGATGCTCAAGATTTTGATTTACATCCATCTGAAGAAACAGAATTAGTATTGAAAATATTAACTTTAGCAGGAGTCACACTAAAAGATCCAAATTTATATCAAGTAGCCGCAGGAGAAGACACGAAGAATATTCAACAAGAAAAACAATAAATAAATGGGATTATTAGACAATCAAACACAACAAGATTATTACTCGGGAAATGATTTTGGTAGTTACCAATTTATTTCTTTAGATGATATTATAAATAACTTTATTATATCCTACGTAGGAGAAAACAAAATAATACCTAAAGCAAAAAGAACAGATATAGCTTTTCATGCGCAAAGAGCTATTCAAGAGTTATCATTCGATACTTTCAAATCTATCAAGTCGCAAGAAATCACACTTCCACCATCGAACACGATGATGCTTCCTCAAGACTATGTTAACTACACAAGAGTATTATGGACTGATGGTTCTGGTATTAAACATCCTTTATATCCAACTAGACACACTTCAAATCCAACCCCAATTTTACAGAATTCAGACGGTGAATATACTTTAACAGCCACAGGTACGCTAACGATAAACAGTAGTACTATAGTACTAGATAGTGAATATAAGAATATAATAAAAGGTATGAGAGTTGTAGCTCCTAGTATACCTTTAAATTCTTTTGTAAGTACTATAGATCACTCTGGAGGTATTACAACCCTTGGTTTAGTTGGTGCAAATGGTATTAGTGCCACCGCTGAAGCTATATATACCGCGACAGAAACTTTAACATTTGAAAATATTGATGGCTCTATAATATCAGAGGAAGAATCTTCTTTTGTGTTAGAAAATCTTACGTGGCAAAACGCTGCGGCTGGTGATCCTGTAAAACTGACACAAGCACCAAACACTGATGTATCTAATATAAAAGTTGGAATGTTGGTATCTCATGGGTCATTTGATCTGGGAACAACGGTAATTGATGTTAACGGAGCTGTTATAACCATTTCGGGACAAGAAGATTTAGTAATAACTAATAGTTTCGCGGACGACGTAACTTTTATATCAACACCTGGAGACTCTACAACTTGGGATTCTTATAGTTCTGGTACCTCTAATAGTACTAGCGATGCTAACGCGTATAATTATGATACTGATATTTATGATTTAAATCTAGGGCAAAGATATGGGTTAGAACCATCTATTGCTCAATCGAATGGAACTTATTTTATAGATACTATAAGAGGATTAATTCATTTTAGTTCTAATCTTACAGGAAGAACTATAGTTTTAGATTATATAAGTGACGGGCTTGGTACGGATGAAGAGATGATAGTTCATAAGTTTGCAGAAGAAGCTATGTATAAATCTATTGCTTATGCAATATTTTCTACTACTATAGCTGGGCAACAACTTGTGCCAAGATTTAAAAAAGAGAAGTTCGCCGCAATAAGACAAGCAAAATTAAGATTATCAAATTTAAAAATAGAAGAACTTGCTCAAATAATGAGAGGTAAATCTAAGTGGATAAAAAGTTAAAATATGCCGGAAATTAAAAACATGTTTCAGAAGGGTGTAATGAATAAAGACCTGGATGAAAGATTAGTACCTAATGGACAATATAGAAACGCGATGAATGTGCAAGTTTCTACTTCTGAAGATTCAGATGTTGGAACGGTACAAAATATACTGGGTAATATTCGAGTTGAAGATATTGTTTTAGGAGAACAATTTAAATGTGTTGGAGCAATAGCGGATGAAAAGAACGATGTTTTATATTGGTTTATTACCTCTCCTACTGTTGACGCTATCGTGGAATATCACAACGATCCTAGTAATCAATCTACTAACACTTGCATACCTATTTTAGTTGACACCAATAAAGATGTTTTAAAGTTCGATCCGAGTAATATAATTACCGGTATAAACATAATTGATAATTTACTTTTTTGGACAGATGATGTTAATGAACCGAAGAAAATAAACATCGACACGTTTAAATTAAACTTCACCGTTAATAATTATACTGATTTAAACACACATAGTCAAATGTTTGTTAACGAAACTCCAATTGGTGACGTTACTGAAGATCATATTACGGTAATACGTAAAAGACCTCAAAAAGCACCGGTTGTTACCTTTACTGAAACAGCTATCCTACCAATATTTACGATTCCAACTTTAGTTATACCTAGTTCCGAATATAGTGTAGGGGATATTTTTCCAGACCCTAACGGTGTCCACCCATCTCCATTGCTGTTAACTGACTCGGCTTCACCTCCGTATTCTTTAAATGACGAGATTTTACTTAGTGATCAGAACGCTCTTGGAAATTTACCTCAAAACTACCAAATTAAAGTACGTGTAACTCAACTCCCGGTCTCAGTATCTCAAGGTTACGAGTACGAGTTTGAGATAACGGAAATAAAAGGATATATAGATTCTCAAATAAGAGATTATAATTGTGTAAAAGTTCAAGAAAACAAACCTATATTTGAAAAAGAATTTATTAGATTTGCTTTTAGATACAAGTATCAAGATGGGGAGTATTCTGCTTTTTCACCCTTTACTCAACCTGTATTTCTAGCAGGTGTTTTCGGCTTTCACCCTACTAAAGATCCTTACAACTTAGCAATGGAGAACAAAAGCGTTAACATTAAACTACAAGAACTTATTGACATAAACACCCCTAGAGACGTAGTTCAACTAGATGTGTTGTTTAAAAAAGAAAGATCTACAACAGTATACTCTATAGATAGCATTAAACAAAGCGACTCAAGTAACGCATATTGGGACGCTAATTCATGGGGAAATAAAGCTGTTATCGGAAGTTCTTTTGAGGACACTTCCCCTCCTGACATTTCTAATGCTCATCACGACTTTCATGTTTACGATAACCATGGTGAATATGAGATAACAACAGAGAACATATACGCTGCACTACCGAATAATCAGATGCTAAGACCTTGGGACAATGTTCCTAGAAAAGCCTTGTCACAAGAAGTTACGGCTAATAGGATTATTTATGGAAACTATTTGCAAAATTACAACTTCAGAGACGTGATTGGAAACTTAGTGGCACCAAACATAAGTGTAGAAACTGAAGAAAGAAAAACTTGGAAAAACAATTCGATTAATTTCGACACTGGTTTAGGTGAGAAGTCTATCAAGTCAGATAGAACTTATTATTTAGGAGTTGTTTATGGAGACGAGCACGGAAGAGAAACTCCTGTTTTTACAAGTAAAAACGCCTCTATAAACGTGCCATACGATTTTGATGAAACCGAATTGTTTGACGGTGCGGCTAGCAAGTCTCTTAGATTAAAAGCAAAGCTACTTGGAAACCAACCTGAATGGGCATATTATTATAAGTGGTTTATAAAACAAACTACAGGGGAGTATTATAACCTTACTATGGATAGAGTTTACCGCTCTCAAGAAGACTCCAGTTTGTGGTTGTCATTCCCGTCTTCAGATAGAAACAAGGTACAAGAAGGAGATTACTTTAGCATTAAAAAGCAAGTGGATATAGATCAGCAAGTTCCTGTTGACAATAAGATAAAGATAATTGATATAAAAAACGAAGCGCCAGAGCACGTTAAGCAAGAGTATAAGTCCCTAGGGGTTGGTGGTGGATCTGATATTTTTGACCTTAGTATAACGTCCTCATCCGCAACTTATTATAATGAAACTAATTTAGAAGTTATATTTCCTAGCACAGAAACACATCCCTCTGAAGGTAGAACTAAAATAGAAATAAGGAAAGATGGATGGACAGGGATAAGTTCCCAGGGTGTTGGATGTGATGGTATCGAGTTATCTGAAGCTTTAACTCCGAGCGATAAGATAGCGTTGCAGTTTGAGATATCTGATGGTTTAACTACCACAAAGTCTCTTCAATACGAGGTTGCTGCTTATGATGTTAGTGCTGATATTTATGAATTTAAGTTAAAAAAGAAAATAAAAGAACAAGATAGTTGGGTCGAGTCGACTCCAAGTTCACCAAGCGTTACGGGTATACTAGAGAGCACGTTGAAAATCAGCATACTACTAATAGAAGAAAAAGACGCTTTTGAGTTTGAGGGTAGGTTTTTTGTTAAAGTTTTGTCTAATATAATAACACAGACATATTTAACTCATTCTCTTAACAATATAAACAATTGGCAAGTCTTGTCAAGAATGAAGATGTATAATTTAACAGATAGTCAAGGGGATTTTGGTTATAATATTCCCGGTATACACAACCTTTCTTCATCTATTATAAACACTACTAGTTATGAAATTTCAGATACAGAATTAGAATGGGATACTATAACAACTAATCTAAACGGTGATCCTAATAGTACTTCTAGTAAGGGTTGGTTTATAGATGGTGCTGGTTTCGCGTCAGTACAACACAATTCAACAACAAACGCTTACAAATCTGGGATACGACATTATGGAAAACCAGCTGGAGGGTTTGGAAACCCAAGCAGACTTATAAATGGTATGGAAAAAATAGCGTGGCTTGGAGATCCTAATGGTGATACTGGTTTGGCAACTACTGCGTCTGTTTCTGTTTGGGGAAGTAACTACTACACCCCTCCTACTTCATCTGTCCAAACTTATAACGGTAGAAGAGCTTGGACAGATGAAATAAGTTATGCACATCCACATGTATCGGGTAATCATATCCAAAGTTTTTACTATCCTAGTGGTAGTTTCACAGGTTGGACAAATGATTATAACAGAAAAACGTTAAGCAGCAATAAAGAATGTGTATTGCACCTTTCCTTTGCTTGCCCAGGTGTAGATTTGCACGATGGAGATTTCTCCAGTTTATCATCACAAATATTGACTGCTTGGTCTGGTTTTACTATGGATGAAGAATACTTAACTAGCATACTTAGATACGGTGTTGATAAAATAAAGGTGGATGGATTACAATACGAATCAACGCCAGCGCAAAACACTAATGGAACTTCAAATCCTTGGAATGGCGAGTGGTATACTCAACCTTCAAACTATGGTTATAGTGGAGGTATGTTACCTACATATAGAGAAAGTACTTTTTTCTTTGCTTATAATTTCCTTACTCCTGCAGAACAACTTGATGCTGATAATGCTTTCGAACCTACGCATGGAGCGCCTAATCCCGCAGCCGTACAAGCTGTAATTGATAATTTAGTTTTAGATTCAAGATTTTTTATAGAAGGAGATTCCTCAGTTATGTATAGGATAACCCAAGTATACAAAAAACATTTATATAATCATACGGCTTGGAACATAACGCCACAAATCAGAGAAGATGGGGTACCAAAACCATATGGGATTGGAGAAATATGCGTAGCTAAAAGAGTTAGAGATTTTTTAAAGTATATAAATGACAATGGAATACCGGTTAATCAAACCGCGTTAGATCTAGTGCAGGAGTGGATCGATATGAAGGCTGCTATCGTTAATTTTGGAAGAACAAATAATAGAAGAACTCTATATACCGTTATGTTAGACGAGGATCCTAGGGGGGTTTTTATAAATAATGTACAGTTTCCGTTGACAGCTGATGCTAGTTCTTTTCAATATATTAGGTTTGTAGATAATTATATAGAGCCTGAAGAAAACGTAGTTCCTGTTTCCCCAGCTATATTCGAAACAGAGGCCAAGGAAGATGTTGACTTAAATGTATATTACGAAGCTAGTGACGCTATGCCCATCACGTTAGATGGATTCGCGAGTTACGATCCGGATTCTTTAAAGGGATACTTGTTAGCACCTGTAGGAAGTAGAGTTACATGTAGTTTACCAGGATCTGTATTGGACTACTCGGATCAAAACGCTGAGTGGGGAGAAGATTTTTGGGTAAGAGTAAAAGCGTGGGACGGAAATATAGTTGAGCTAAACGGACCTGGATTAAAAGTGTCTCCGAATGAACCTCCAACACCGAGTGGTCAAACTGGAGAATTCTACAATAGAACCTTAAAGTTTTGGAAAGAAAACGGGAGCTATACTTCTGCACGAATATTCAATATACCAAGTGACGGGATAACAGGTCCTAATAACGGGCAGTACTACGTAACCAAGCTTGTTATTAGTAACAATGTTCACAATAAATACACGGGACTACCATTTTTCAATTGCTTTAGTTTTGGTAACGGAGTTGAATCTAATAGAATTAGAGATGATTTTAACGAGTCATATATCTTAAATGGAGTTAAAGCATCTACAGTATTAGAAGAGCCATACGAGGAAGAAAGAAGAAAACACGGATTAATATATTCTGGTTTATATAACTCTACAAGTGGGGTTAATAATTTAAATCAGTTTATACAAGCAGAAAAGATAACAAAAGATTTAATGCCATCATATGGTAGTATACAAAAGCTATACGCGAGAGATAAAGATCTTATAACTCTATGTGAAGATAAAATTATTAGAGTGTATGTAGATAAAGATATACTTTATAATGCAGATGGAAACACACAATTATTAGCTACGAACAGAGTATTAGGAACAGCAGAGCCTTTTAGAGGTAACTTTGGTATATCTAAAAATCCAGAGTCATTCGCAGCGGAATCATTTAGATCTTACTTCACAGATAAACAAAGAGGGGCTGTAATAAGATTATCTATGGACGGATTAACTCCAATATCAGACGCTGGAATGCACGATTACTTCAGAGATAATTTAAGAGACGGTGAAAGATTATATGGTAGTTATGATGCTCACAAAGGAGATTATAACTTATCTATATTTCTGTCAACTGGAGAGAATCTACTCGTAAACCCTGGGTTTAATCAAGGGGGAACTCCTACGGAAATTTATGGTCCTGAGCTTTTAACTAATTGGGATTTTTCAGCAACTACAGATATTACAACTACTTATCCTTCAAATTATGCTAAAACTGATAGATATCAAGATAAAGACGCTAGATTAGTGGGTTGGAGCACGACAGGTAGTACAACTAATCAATCTAGTGTTATTGCTACAGTTACTATTAGATGGGTAGAACTAACAGATCCTCATATTCACATTGGAGATGAAGTTAAAACTCCAGGACCACAGGGTTTTAACAATCCACCAATTTTAGGAAGCGTAAACGGTGTTTGGGAACCTAGTAGTTATCCAGGAACAATACAAGTAACTATTGATGTAATTCCACCTTTAAACATGACTCAGTTAACACATCCTTCTGGTGGACAGACGGGTAATCCATATTATGATCCAGCGCCAGCTAACTTAAATGCAACTTTCCCTGGTAATACATTACCTGAGTGGCAATGGAGAATACCTTGGGTACCAGGTTTTGAATTTACACGCCCATCAACAACAGTTGTTACGGGTCAAAGTATTGACGATTGGACTTATCAAGGATTTGAGTTTAACACATATAGCGCCACCGTAACCAGTTCTAACGCTTTTGCTTTTCACGAAGATACAAATCCAGAGCCAGAGCCAATGCTAATACATGATACGTATAACTTACAAGCAGGTAAAAAATATAAAGCCTCTTTCAACAAGTCTTCAAACCAATCTTTAACAGGGGTTGTTCAAACTTTTGGTGACAACTTTGCTCTCCATGATTACACTTTTGAGAGCGGAGACACTTATAGTACAATTTTTGATATAGTTACTGGAGGATTTCCTGTTACTATTTACCAACAAATGGGAGATCAAGTCTTAATTAAGGATGTTTCCCTAAAAGAAATAAGTTACACAGGAGGGGGAATAGCAGATTGGAGTATATTTCCAAATCCTACAAGTGAGGTTTATTTCTTGCCTGTTAGTAATACATCTCCTACCGGACCTGGATACATAGAATTCGATGACGCTTCGGTTGACAGTGGTATTGAGCAGTTTTTATCTGTAGATTATCCGATTGGAACTTCTTTCACGGTATCGTTTAATATAACAAACTTAAATCCCGCTTATCAAGCGGAGATAACTATGTATATGTATAACTCTGCTGGTAATGGGTTTGAGTATACCTTTAACCAGGACAATAATTACGTTGTTCAGGGTACGGTTTCAGATACTATAACTACTCAAGTATATAATACTACAGCTGGAGGAGCATCGTCCCCTTCTGGTTGGAATTTAGGTACGAGTGGAGTTTTTGGATTCAGAGTAAGTGATAATTATCCTTACAAATTTCAACTAGATGACGTTTCTTTAATTATAAATTCAGGACAAGGGTCAACCCTGACTTTTAACGAACGGTCAAAAGGCTGGACTAGTTTCAAATCTTTTGTTCCTGAGTTTGGGCTTAGTTGTGTTAATCAGTATTATACTATGAGTTTTGGCCAGTTATGGAAACATCATGTAGAACAGTTTAGCTCATCAGGTATAGAAATAAATAGAAATACTTTTTACGGAACGCATGAAGAATCATCTATAACTCCAATATTAAATATGCACCCGGCGGTTGTTAAGAATTTTAATACCTTGAATTACGAAGGTAGCCAATCTAAAATAGACCAATTTACAACAGATCCAACGACTGGTCTTACTGATGGAGAGTATTACAACTTGCAATCAGAAGACGGATGGTATGTTTCAAACATACGCACAGATAAACAAGAGGGAACGCTAAATGAGTTTATAGAAAAAGAAGGCAAATGGTTTAATTATATTAAAGGAAAACCAAGTGAAATAGACACAGCGGCCTTTAATTTCCAAGGATTAGGAATAGTAGAAACAATAGATTAATATGGCACTAATTACAGCGGTAAATATAAATAATACAAGATTAAAAGCTGAGGCTACCAGTCTACCAATACAAGTTGTTGGAGATAGTAGCGCTGTTTTTAGCGTGCAGGTTACTAGATCTTCGGATGGCCAATTTTATAATTTTACTACTAAAGCGTTCGCAGCTGCTACCACCTCTCAAAGTAGATTAAAAAATCAAAGACCAGGGACCTTTAGCATAGCTATTCCAGCTGCTGAGAATGGAGATACCTATACCATAATAATTATGGCCGAACCGCATTATGATACAAGACTTTCTATAGGTAATGGAATACGTTACGCTACAACCATAACACAAGTTGCTAATACTACGATAACATTTACCACGGACACTTCTATTTCTACAATTTCTGCTACTGCTATAGATACTTCTACTGGATCTATAATAGATAGTTTTACAAGCGTGGGGAGTCCCACGGTTACTATGGCTAATTTACAATTAACTGTTCCAGATGCTACAGGAGATTATGGAGTTTTTATAACAAACGCAGACGACACTAGCAATAACGGATCATGGGGCGAAAACGCTTTGTATTGGAGTACTACGGAAAATAATTCTGGAGGTACCGCTGCTGATAGTGATCAAGTTGTGGTTGCTGATGTAACAGGTTTAGTAATAGGAATGGAATTAACCTATATAACAGGTACAACAGCGCCTGGATCTGCCACTACAATAACAGCTGTAAACACAGATACAAAAACACTAACGTTATCCAGAAATCAAGCAATAACAGATGGTCATACTATGACTTTTAGAGCTTACGGACCGAGACTTATTCAAAATGCTATTGGTATTGGATTAAGTTTAACTAATCCAACTTGTAAATTGGGACAAACGTCTACTACAGTTCGTACGGCTATAACATCTGGAACAGCGACGGTTTTGCAGGTTAACGGTACGACTGGTATAAGTGTTGGAGCTACTGTTAGATGTAGATTTATCAATAAAAGTACTGATACAAATGCTTGCAAGGTGTCTGGCATGAATCCAGCAACTGTTGATGATGGCGATGGACAGATTGAAATTGAAAACGGAAGGTTTGACGCTAGTAAAAGTGATATAAACACAGCGACGATAGTCTATATAGATGGAAGTAGCAATGTAATTTACTTAAGTGGAACTATACATATAAGTAAATATCCAAGCGTAGATCAAAATATATATATTGATACAAGTAAGATATTCACAATAGGAACGGCTAGTTAAAAATAGAATATGATAACAATAAACTTTACAGGAGGTATAAATAATGATTCTTTACAAATAGGAGATATGGCTTATTCTATAACTCCAACGCTTTTAGGTGGTTTTCAACAATTGAACGCTACACCTATTTTTATAGGTCCAGTTATAGATTTCTTTGATGTTAATGGAACTAGTGTTTCTCAACCAGAGTGGAATCCCCCGATGTTTAGTATCCAGGTTGATAATGTTATACCGATGACGACTTTTGATAACTCTGGCGACTTCATCATGTTCGCTAAAGATAGTAGGATAAACTTATCTGGATTAGTGGGGTATTACGCAGAAGTGTATATTAAAAACAATTCAACTGAAAAAGCTGAAATGTTCTCTATAGCTTCTGAAACAACTCCTAGTAGTAAATAACACATAAAAACTGTAATAATAAATAAAACAATATAATTATGGCAAATAAAAAAGCAGCACCAACAAAATTCATAAACGCTTTATTTGGAGGAGCCGCAAGAAGAGACGAGCAGCGATCAGCTAACGAAGATTTTGGACAAAAATATGCAGATTGGGAAGAAAGAAAAATGGAGAATCCCTATGCGGGAGTGAAAAATCCTTACGAGAACTTAGAAAATGTTTACGAAGACGCAACTGTAAACTTAAAACAAGCTGAGTTTGAGAAGGAACAATCCCAACAATCTATGGCAAATATAATGCAAAGTATGCAGGGATCAACTGGAGGAAGTGGCGTAGCAGGATTAGCGCAAGTATTAGCTAATCAAGGTGTGAAACAAGCACAACAAGCATCTGTATCCATTGGAGCTCAAGAACAAGCTAACGAACAAAAAATGATAGCTGAATCTGGAAGGTTACAGCAAATGAAGGTAGAAGGCGAGCAAAAAAGAGATTTAATGGTTAGAGAAGGTAAAAGAATGGTAGAAGCTCATGATATAAAGAAAGAAGAGCAAATGTTAGATTACGCAATGCAAAGAAAGAATGCGTCTGATCAAGCTATTGCTGATGCTCAAGCTACGGTAGATCAATTTGTATCTGGAGCAGTTAGTAGTGGGATATCATCATTTATTCCAGGATAAAAATAAAACAATATGTCAGACGATAAAAATATAAAGAAGTATTTTGAAAATATACCTTATGGCAATGACTCTAAGTCATCAGAAATACATGGTAAGGCTAACCAGCGGGTTATTAATAAACTAATATCTAATTTAGTTAAACAATTCGATGCGTTATTTGCTAGTGGAGATAAAGAAGGATCTCAGACTATATCTGATCTCATAAAAAGTATAGCTAGAAAGTTGGATAATTTAAAAGCTATTAAAGAGGAATTCGCTATGAATTATGGGGGAGGAACTGGAGGGAAAAATCTTTTCTCGAACTATACTGATCTTAATTGGGAAAGAGCTTTTTTTGGAGAAGGAGGTACTATTTCTTTTGATGGAAACTTTGATCTTTTACTTACCGCTATCGACCCAGCTGGTAACCCAATAGTCAAACGTATTGAGGATATTACAGAGAACTGGGTTATTAAGGGTACTGAAGAGGCTGATTATATGAAATACCATCAAGACTTAGTAAAACAAGGACAAACAGCTGTTAAACACCCTAATTTTGATATTGATTGGGCGGTTGATAAATTACTCATTAATATGGATGCTTGGAAAATATTTGTTTCTGATAAAATAGGTGGGGTATATTTTTTACAAGAATGGATGAAAGAAAATCAAGAAGCATTGACATCTGGTGAAATAACAGATGATCTGTTGCATCCAGATTCTTTTGATCCTAATAACGACACTAGGTTACATGTTTATTATGCTAATAGGCTTAGAGTTGCCTTTGATTCAGATTACAAAACTATAAGAGATGGTAATGCATCTAGTTCCAATGTGGGAGGAAGGTCGAAATTAAGTTTAGATCAAAAAATGCAACAACAGGGAATTGCTCCAAATCAAAGAGAAGTGGCATCTAGTTCCAACGTAGGAGGAAGGTCGAAATTAAGTTTAGATCAAAAAATGCAACAACAGGGAATTGCTCCAAATCAAAGAGAAGTGGCAAGTCAAAAAAGAAGCACGCCAAGTCAAACAGAAGCACCAAATCAAACAGAAGCAGTAATTTAATATGAATAAAACTAAATCACCTTTAAAACATAAAGAAGGCAATGCCTTAGCGCATGAAGTAGGTACGCAATGGAAAACAGAGGCTGGTTGGCACGCGGCTAATCCTGGTTTTGAAGAAGAAGTTGAAGAAGTTGAAGATAAAGAAGAAAAAAAAGCCAACTTTAAAATAAAAAACCAAATTTTAGATAAAGAAACTGAATTAGAAGATTTATTTGAAGGAGACGGATCTAAAGAAGATATTGATAAGGTTACACTCGAATTAGAAAAATTAGAATTTGAAGAAAAATACAACGTAAAAGCTTTGGATGATTGGGAATGGTGGGATTTAGAGCGAGAGGGAGCAAAACTAGATTTTTTATCGAATTGGAAAAAGAATCACAATAAAAATAAAGATACAGAAGGTTATGTTCCAGTAATTAACATTTATAACAACGGGTTGCAGGACTACGAGGATGTAGAGGTTAAACTAGACGAAAATGGAAATCCTATTATTCCGAAAGAATGGGATGCAAATTTTGGAAGAAATGGTATTGGAACATGGGAAGTGAATGACGACGTGGCTAAAGCGGTACGTTTAAAAGAAGAGAAAGCGGTACGTTTAAAAGAAGAGAAAGAAGAATCTGTTGATCAGTTAAAGACAGAATTAGAAAAAAAGAAGAAGGAACATAGTGATAATACTTATGATCTGTTTTTAAGTAGGATTAACGGAGAAGAGGAGTGGGACGATTGGGTAAACGACAAAAAGTTTGTTGAAAAAGTTGACATATCTGATGAGGATAAGGAGTTGATTAAGAAATATATTTATGATTACGATTTCAATGATGGTCGTGAGGGTCGTGCTTGGGCGGATATACAAGATCCTAAGAGATTGCAAGCAACACTAGATCTTATACATGAAAGACAAGAATTGTTTGATGAAATAGAAGCTGTAGATCCTGACGCTTATGTATTAAGAGATTCTCAAAAATTAATATTAGGAGTTAGCCAAGCATCTGTTGATCAGTTAAAGACAGAATTAGAAAAAGTTAAAAGTAAGAAAGAAACAGAAAAACGTAAGGCTGAAAAATTACCAAAATACGAAGAACAATTAGAAAACGAAGAAATATCACAAATAGAATACAATAATTTGGTACGAAATGGGGAATATTATGACGTGATGGAACATAGTCTTGCTAAGGCCGGCGTAACATCCGGTTATGGAGATACAGCACCTCAATTTGCTTGGGAACAAGAGGGGGTTGATCCTACCAAAGAAGAAATAGTAAAATCACGAGAAGATTGGGAAGATCCATATAAAGATCAAAGAGAAGAAATATATAAAAGAAACGAAGAGAAAAGAAGGTTAAAGCAAGTACCTTACGAAGGTTATACTGACGAAGACAATGAGATAGAGGTTAGTTACGATAAAAGAATGACTAGTGGTACTGTTGATTACGAAACCTTTATGCAGTTAACAGAAGAAATTTCTGGTGAATCTGATATGGAAGAATTTATATCCGAAAGATTACAAGAATATCATAATCACTTTAACGATAAAGTAGATTACAATTCTAGTATGGAAGCTCAAAACGCTAAAGGACAATATTATTATGATTTTGATTATAATAATTTAAGTGGAGCTGATGAGTTAGTTATTACTAGAAGAGGGGCGGGGGGAACTAGATATTCAGGAGATAAGATGGATTTTGGATTTGGAGATCGTGGACAGATAGTTATAGATTTAGCTACTTCTTATAATAAAGATCCTGACGCAATGTGGGCAGATGTTTATGCGCGATACGTTTCTTTTTTGAATAAATCAGATTTAAGATTTAGTAACAAAGATAGTGATGCGATTCTCGATGTTGTTGCTGGTGGGTGGAACTCTTACGCGGGAGATGTAACTGATGACGCTCTAGAGTATGGAGATAAGTTTATCGATGAGCATGGGAGAGTTGACGTGACGGCGTATATAGAGCATATAGCTACTAATAGAGAAAGAATCTATCTTCCTGGAAAACAAGCGTCTTCATTTGGCTCTCTTAAACCGTATGTCGAGAAAGGAGATAGAAGAGGTAGCATAGAAATGCAAACTAACTCTTACATAGTTAGAAAAAAGAATAGCAGAGGTCAACGTACTTTACATTCGGGATTTGAGAAAGCCCCACCTGTGTTTGTTTTAATGTCAGATCATCCAGATTTCACGAAAAAAGATGACTCTGAAGCTCCAATTGAAGGTGTTGATAAATTTGGTTTACTAACATTTACAAAAAAAGTAGCTGGTAAAAACCACACATATAGATATGATCCAGCGACTGGTTTTGATCCCGAAGTACATATGGACGAATGGCTGAAGATGAAAACGCTACACAATGACTGGATGCGTAAAGAACATATATTAGAAGATGTTTTAGATAGAGAGTATAATAGACTTTATGAAGAAGGAATGAATACCACTACCGTTATAGTAAACGGGAAGGAACATAAAATCGTTACAGGTGGTGGAGAGATAGCGGCTGGGTCCCAAGCGATCGAGTTAGAAAAGAAAAGCGAAAGTGATTATGAGGAATATCTAGAGGAATTAGAGAAGCAAGAAGCAGCTCTTCCTGAAACTGTAGAAGTTAAAGAAGAAGGTCTTCTTTATATGGATATAATAGAGTATAAACAAAAACAAGAGACGGATTGGTTTAACAATAAAGTTCTTCCAGAAATGGAAAAAGAATGGAAGGTAAAACAGGATAAATTAGAAGAAGATTACCATCTTGAATACGACATCAAAATAAAACCCCACATAGAAACCATTAAAACAACTTTAGAAACTGAATTCAAAGATCAAGTCGATGAATTGAATTTGAAAGCAGATGGTGTAAATAATAAGTTTATAAAACAAGACGAATCAAAAGGAAGTGAAATAGTAGACGAGGTAGAACAACAACTTCTTAAAGAAATAGAAGAAGGTACTTTTGATCCTCAATCAGATCAAGATTTTAAAGACGAATGGAAAAGTAGATCTGACAAAAAATATAGCCAATGGCAAAACTCTCAAAAGACAAGCAGACAAAAAGAATTAGATGCAATATACACAGACTTCAATGCGTTGTATCAAAAGAGATTTTTAGAGGAAGAAGATAAAATTTTAGGTGATTGGAAAGAGAAGAAACTTAAGGAATTCGAAGAAATATCAATAGATTTTCAAGATGACTTTGTAGAAAACGCTTACGAAACTAAAAAAGGGCAGACTCAATTAATTCCAGAAGCCACTTATAAAGAAATTTTCGGTGGTCTTACTCAGAACGAAAAATTTAAATTTCATACCTTAGGTTGGAAAGGACAGGTGGCATCTATAAATCTAGCTTGGGCAGCTCAAGAACAAATATATGATGCTAATGGCATGTCTAAAGAAGATGTCGATGCTAGAAGAGAAGAGTTTTACTACAAAGCTTATAGTCATATTTCTTTGGATAAAAAAGGACGTCCTACTAACACAGCGATGAAAATGTGGGCAGATGAAGTAATAGATATGTTAGATGGCGAAGATGATTTAACCGAAGCACAACAAAAACAGTTGTATTACGCTAGAAGTATAATGAAGAGTCCTGAGTTTATGAAAAGTACTGCTGTTGGTCAGTTTTTTGATGGGATGGGGGATGCTTTTTCTAGAGGAGAATGGATGCCTCTTATTGCTGATGCTCAAGCTGGTAGACACCAGAGTTATATAAACGATTTATTAAAGAAAGAAAAACTCCATACTGACGATCCGGATAATAATCCAGAATTGACTATAGACGAAAGACAAGTTTTGTTGTTTTACGTTGAAGATGGGAACATGAAACATAGATTAAGTGAGGGCTCTTCTTCTTATAACGCAGGAGGAGGCGCTGTCAGCTCCCTGAAGTTTATGGTTGAAATGGTTGCTACAAGAGGATTAAGTAAAGTAGTTGGAAGAAGTAGTAATCTTTTAGTAAGAGGAAAGGGAAGGTTAGCTTTTACGTCTCAAAAAACATTAGATAGATATATAAAGATGAAAGGCATGCCATCGTCTGGATTTAAGATACAAGATGGAGCAGCTACAATTGTTGAGTATTTGATGACAACAGCTACGATGGCTACCGTTGGTGGGGCCGCTAATATATACAAAGGGTATGAGCAAAACTTAACGCCAGAAATGTCTTGGTCGTTAACAGAGGGTGCTGACGGTATGATTATTGATATTGATAATTTAGGATTTCCAGTACCAGACGCAGATGGTAACATGCCGGGAGATAAAAAATGGACACCTACATACGATGAGACCAAAGATGGTTGGGAAGCTTTTTGGGATTCTTATAAACATAATTTTATTGAATTTGCAACAGAAAGATTTGGAGAACTCTTACCTACTGGACAAAAGTTTTTAAGGACAAAATTGAAAAACAATCCAAAGTGGGCAAAAAGAATGTTTTTAGGTAATTGGGCTAGAAAAAGTGGTTTAAATCCAGCTGATCCAACGTTCCTTCAAAAATTTATAGAAGCCGGTAGTTGGAATGGAATATTACCGGAGATGTTTGAGGAAATGATAGGTCAACCTGCTCACAACTGGATTGATGGAAAAAGATGGAACGACGGTATGGATAGAAAGTTTTTTGAAGAAATGACTATTCAGATAAGCGCGATGCAGATGATGTTTGGGGCGGGAAGTAGGGTTTGGGAATTTGCAACAGACAAGGGTGATAATCCAGTTTATATTGTAGGTATGGATAGTTACAGTAACCCTAAAGACGCCGCGGAGGCTGTTCAGTTTGCTAAAGATAATGGTCAGCTAGAAGGTCTTAATATAGAAATAAGTAATGATTACTATGCGTTTGATGAGATTTATAATATTCTCAAAGGCACTGAGTTTGAAAACAATTTAACGTCTAAGAATTTAGTTGAGATAGCAAAAGATATTAAGACAGAAATGGAAGTAGAGGCTATTAACTCTTTAGATACTGAGTCAGTTAAAGAAGTAGAGAAAATAACTGAAAACATAGAGAACTTAGAAACAAAAATAAAAAACAAAAAGAAAAATCCTAGTAAAAATAAACAAAAAGCTTTAAAAGAATTAGACGAGTTACAAAGAGAATTAGACTTACTAGAAAACGATAGACAAGAAATAATAAGTCCTGTAATAGAATCTATAAATCAAGATAAAAACACTGAAGCTTATAAAAAGAATCTAGAAAACGTTAAAAAACACGCTAAGGAAGTAGATCCAGGTTTGAATATTATAGAAAACGAAAGCTCACAAGAAGCTGCTGAGGTTTATAAAGAAAAAGCAACAAACGACATATTAGACCAATACGGTATTGAAACAATTAAAGACGCTAAAACTGGTAGACAAGTATATGTAGATAAAAAGAATAACTATACTTTATCTAAAAAAGATTTAAATGAAAGAGGTATTGATATAGATAAATTAAATGAAGATGTTGATAAAATGTCACAAGATTTTGGTAGTGTACATGGATTTATTACGCCAGAAATTGACGGCGAGTCTGATATAATAATCAATAAGGAAGCTGCTCTTAAAGTAGATGGCGGAAACGCAAACGTAGCAGTTCATGAATTTTTACATAGATTTTTAAATAAAACCTTTAATCAAAACCCTCACACTAAGTTAGCTGTAGGAAAAGCCTTAGAGCAACAGTTAATGAATATGAATCCTAGAGGTGTACAAAACACTAATTTCAAAAGAAGACTTGAAGATTATCAAGCTGGAGATAAAATTAATTCAGCTGAAGAAACTTTAACTTTATTCTCAGACGCTTTAGCATCTGGTGAAATCAAGTTTAACGAAACTGTGTTTACTAAAATAGGGGACATGTTTAGAAGAGCGTTTTCTCTAGGTGGTAAAAGAGTTACATTTAATACTGGTAGAGATGTAATGAACTTCGTTAGAGACTATAATAGAAGTATGGACAAAAGTAGAATGAGTAAGGGGATGAAAAGAACCATGAAGAAGGGAGCTAGAGTAGGTGGTACAATAAAATACGGTAGTATTCAATGGGCTAAGACGTTAAGAAAAATGGGTCTTAAACAGGATACAGATGGTAGATTTCCAATGTTCTCTAAAGAAGCTTCTGATAAGGTCCAATCAATATATAAGGAACAGGGAGTTGCTGGGGCTATGGATATTATAGAACAGTTCAAGCCTATTACTAATAAAATAGTTGAGAGACGTAGGCAAGCACCTGGATTTGATAAACAGCTATTAACAGATGAAATAGAAACAGGATCAAGAGGTATTTTTGATTTAATACAAGAGTATAAACCAGAGTCAGGAGTTCCATTAGCTGCTTATATAAACAAATACTTACCGTCAAGAGCTATAGAAGCTTCTAATAGAGTATTAGGTGAGGAATTTACAGAAGATATATCTGAAAGAGGCGATATAGCCGCAGAAGAAACCGTTACTATTACAGAAGAAGCAACGGGTAAAAAAATAAAACTATCAGAAAGATTAGGTTCAGATGCTATTGAAATAAATAAAGAAGTTAAAGCAATAGTTTCTGGTATGGACGTTTCTAATCTTAACTTCAAAACATTAAAAGATTTAACACCAGAGTTAACACAACAAATGTTTGGAATAGTTCCTAAGGTCGGTAATTTAACAAAACAAGATATTAAGAACGCCCAAATGTTTATAAATAAACATGCTGCGACCCTGGTGCAGATGCTACCTGAAGGGTCTACAATTGGTGGTACGTCTACCGGCGTTCAAAAAGTTTTATTAGATGCTTTTTATACTAAAACTGGTAGAGTTACATCTGCTAAAACAGGTAGTAAGGCTGGTTTAGCTATTCAAGTAAAAAACAAAGGTATTTCAATCCAAGAATTTTTAGAAGTTTTTGGTATAACAGAAAGAGGAAAAGAAAATACTTATAAGAAAGATAGTAATACTAGTGCGAGAATAAAAGCATTAGTATCTCAAACAGGTAAAATGCTTACTAATCAAGCTGTCAGAGAACACTTAATGGAACGACAAGAATCTATAGAGACTATACAAAGAATAGCTGATGGTAAATCGAGAATAATGTTTAGTGAAGAAGGTCGAACGAAGAAAAAATCTTTAGATCTAGCGTTAAATAATGTAGAGAATTTTAAAGATACTTACATATTTAAACTAGGAGCGTTAGGTTGGATACACGGTATTGATCGTGTTCCAAATAAACAAGTCCAAAGAAAAAAATCTGACGGTACTATTGAAACATATTCTACTAGAGATTTAAATGCTCCGTTTAAGATTCATGGTAAAGAAACTGGAAGAACCTATGGAGAAGAAGGCGATGGTGTTATTAATAGATTTTTAGAAGGAGCACCTAGATTTAGACCTTTTATACGTAGCACCATGACAGGTGGAGAAAAAGGTGGTTTTTACAAAACAGTTAAAAACTTTAATTCAAGAATAGATAAAACAAGTGTTAGAGAAGTAGAACTAAAGCAAGTAAAATACAATAAAGGAAAAAGACTTCAACCAAGTGCGGTTGATAAAATAAATACAAGCGAGTTCAAACAAGATCAATCAGAAAGATTACCTACTTTGCTTGAGTTTTTTCAGGCGGTGGAAGGACATTTACAAAACTTTCCACAAGACGTTTGGATGTTTGAAGAAATGTTATTAGACACCGGTAAACATCAAAATACTTTTACAAGAATTTTAGCTCCTTTTAGTTTTTATGCTGTAGATAAAAATGGAAACGCTGTGTACAATAAGAGTGTTGTAGAAGAACATACTGATCCTCAAAATCAAATTGGTAAGGCTATGCTTGCTGCAGCTGCTTTTTCCAATGTGGATACAGTTTGGAGGGTGGTTGGTAAGTCTTATATGCAAGGTTCTTTATTAGAAACACACGATAAAATGTTGGCAGCCGCTGGGTTAGGGAATACTATGCCAGACATTTATTTTGATAAAATCGTTCCTAGACTTTTAAGTGGTGAATTAAAATTACCAGATGGTATGTCTTCTGTTGTTAGATTAGCTGTCGCTGGAATAGATTTAAATAGTTATAAATTAGTAGAAGGAGGACAAACGATAGCAGAGTTTTTTGGTGTTGAAGGAATGCCAGTCGAAACCGCTAATGATTTAATTATAAAACAATTAACAGGAGAAGTTGATGCTAGATATGTTACTGAGTTTTCTAAAATTGCAGAAGTTACCCCGTCTAAATCCGAAATCAACAACGCTTTTAGGTTTAGTAAAGCTGTTGATAATGCTAGGTTAATAAATCACAAAACACCTTCAAGAGGTATGAGCGCTTGGGATTTTGATGATACTTTAGCTACTACTAAATCTGGAGTAAGAGCTAGGATACCTAATCCAGATGGAACTCCACAACCTAATAGAAAAGTTATATTCTTAGCTGGTGGAGCTGGAAGCGGAAAAGGAAATGTTATTAAAAAACTAAATTTAGAAGGACAAGGATTTAAAGTAGTTAACTCTGATATATCTTTAGAGTGGTTAAAAAAGAACTCTGGATTACCAGAGAATATGAACGACTTTACCAAAGAACAAAGAAGTAAACTTGGTACGCTACAGCATCAAGCTAGAGGTATAGCTAAAAGAAAGATGACGAAGTATCAAGGTAGCGCTGATGGTGTTGTTGTAGATGGCACTGGTGGTTCTATCAAAGCTATGGAAACGTTGGTTAATGAATTTAAAGATAAAGGATATGATGTTGGTATGACTTTCGTTGAAACTTCTTTAGATGTAGCTTTAGCTAGAAATAAAGCTAGAGCAGAAAGATCTCTATTAGATAAAATTGTTATAAAAAATCACGAGGCAGTTCAAGGAAATAAAAATGGATTTAAAGAAATGTTTGGTGAAAGATTCATGGAAGTTAACACTGATAAGCTCAAACAAGAAGACGCTATGCCTTCTAAGCTAGTGGATAAAATGAACGATTTTGTTAGTGGATATAAAAAAGTTAGATTAGATGCTGAGGAATTTGCTACTCAAGGAGCTAAAATATTAGAACAAGGTGGAGAGTTTGACTTTACAGAATTTGACGTAGTTACAGAAGGAGCTCAAGGACCTATGTTTAAAACAGCTATGGATAGAGCTGGGAAATTTGGTACGAAAGACACGTATATATTGACTGCTAGACCATCCGAAGCTGTAATACCTATTCATGAGTTTTTGAAGTCTCAAGGATTAGATATTCCTATAGAAAATATAACTGGGTTAGGAAATAGTACTGGAGAAGCGAAAGCTGAATGGATGTTAGAAAAATTTTCAGAGGGATATAATGATATGTTCTTCGCAGATGATGCGATGCAAAACGTCGAAGCCGTTAAGCGTGTTTTAGATCAATTAGATATTAAGTCTAAGGTTATTCAAGCTAAGATCAAGTTCAGTAAGTCTATCGATCATACAATGGATGGAATGTTGGTGAATCCTGCTCTTGCTAATATAAAAGAAGCACGTGATATTAATAGTGTTAAGAGTGTAGAATCTTTATCGTCTCCGGGCGTGTATAGCAGAATCCAATTTTCAAAAAAACATAGAGGAGAATACGAAAACACAATATCTAAACATCGTCCTGATTTAGTTAGAGAGGGAAAAGTGTCTCAAACTGTAGATGGTATGTTTACTTTTATAGACAGTTTAAATATTCCTAACGATAAGAAAAGAAAATACGAAAGAATAACTACTAAATGGTTAGCTACAAGTAACGTAAAGTTAATTGAAGATAGATTTAAAATAACAGACGCTATTAACTTGGCAGAAAGATTTAAGTTAGATTTATTCTCTTACAATAATCCTAATGAAATAATAGAAACTTACGCTGGTAAGGTTGAAAAGAAAGTTCTTGATCCAAATGATGTTAAAGAATTTTCACCCTCTGCGTCTTATAAAAAAAGGGGAATTACGACTTATAATGTAGAAAACACGCCAGAAGGCCAACAGGCAGTTAGAGATATTATAGATTCACATTGGGGAAAAAATTCTAATCCTTGGTGTATAACACAATCTAAAGATGGTAAATTAACAGATGATTCTAAAATAAGTTGGACAAGTTATGGAGAAACTCAAAAAAGAATAATCTTTCAAGACGGAAAACTATTAGCTTTTTTCGCTAATGGACGGTATTGGGATAGAATGGATAATGATACAGCGGGTCCTGTTATAATAATTAAAAAAGGTAAGGTTACAAAATCAATAGAAATAAACGAAGATTTATCCGAGACCCTTGTTGAAGTACGTACTGTTAGTCAAGATGGTAACACGGTTACAACCACATATCCGTCTAGAAAACCTTGGGCGGAAATACATTCAATGGTAGAAGAAAGAGTTAATGGTAAAACAGTTAAAAAGACTGAATTTAGAAAAGATGGGAGCGTTTTTAGAATAGTAGAATTTAATAAAAACGGTGAGACTATCGCTACGTATGACTTTGCGGTGGATGGTAATATGACTGGTATTAATGCGTTTGCAGGATTAGGTGTTACAGCCTCTGACATAATTATGGAAAAAGGAGATATGATAGAGCGTCAATACGAGGAAGATGGATATGCTTATATGTTCGCTGGGGTTAATTTAGATGCCCAAGGTATCGTAAGAGATAGAAATACTCATCCTATAACAGAAATAGGATGGAGAATGCCAGTAAAAAATTCTGACTTAAAAAACGTTACGCAAACTGTAGATGGTAAAGTAAGAATAGATTTAAAAAAGGTTTTAGAAATAGATCCTGAAGCTAAAGGATTACCTAGAAAAGTAGCTGGTGGTAGTAGAATACGGTTTAGTAAAGATATTAGTGGGGAGTTTAACGATATATTGGAACAAGCAACTAGCGTTGAGGCTAAAAAAATATTCTCAGAAGCACAAGCTAGAATGAGAGGTGGTAAAAAGAAGTTTAGAGGCATTATACCTGCTTCAGCTCAAGACTTTATGGGGTTGATATATAACTTTATACCAAGAGGTAAAAAGGGTGATGAGGCTATGGAGTTTTTTAAGAAAGCCTTAGTAGACCCTTTCGCTAAAGGTATAAATGAATTAAATACATCTAGACAAACGTCTGCAAATGACTACAGTAATTTAAAAAAGCAATTTCCTAAAGTTAGTAAAAAATTAAATAAAAAAGCTGGAGAAACA